TGTTCTCTTCTGCCAAATATTTCTTTTGTTTTAGCAATAATAACATAACTATCTGAATTGTTTGTAGCAACTCTATCATGTGTTCCAATGTCGCCATCTTGTCTACCAAATCTATCTGATATGCTAGAACAATCTGTTACGTTCGATGATGCGAAATCAATTACATTGGCGTCTGTTGCTCCTGATCCAGTTCCGTCTGCGTCGCCATTATTACCAACGTCTAAGAATGTATTTCCTACTGTACGAATACCGTCACCATAATCAACATCAACTGCTTCGTAATCAACATCTTTAAATAAGCAACCACTGATATTAATGCTATGAGGACCAGTTCCGGAAGAAGTATCCTCTCCTAACCAAAAGGCCTTATGCATTGTGTTAAAGTCACAGTTTTGAAATGACAGTCCTTCAACAGCATCATTAGTATATACACCAAGTGGTACTCCAAGGAAAGAACAACTATGGAAAACAATATTTCTAGTTCTTAAAGCCAATGTTTCGGATATTTTAAAACCTGCTGGTCTATCACTACTAGATAAACCATCACCACTAGTATATGTTCCAACAAATGCTACATCATCAAAGAATGAATTTAACGTAGAATCAATTTGTATACAATCTTGTAATACATCAACAGTATCTGTAGTTTTGACTGTCATTCCTTTTACAATAATACTTTGCGGTTGAATTGCGCTGTTATTGCCGATATTTGGCGATGCTTGGCCAAGTGAGTCAACTGTACGCATAACGCAACTATCGTGCCCTGCTGTTTTACTTGACGTAATAGCCACATTAGCAAAGGAATAACCACCACCACCGCTAATTTGCGTAAAGGATGTAATTACACCATCTGTTAAAACTGCTTGGAATGAAGCGCCAGCGCCGTCACCAGTGACAGTTACAACAGGAGCGGTAGCATAACCAGAACCACCGCTAACAACTGCTAATGACGCAACTGCTCCTGTATCAATAGTTGCCGTTGCTGTTGCGTTGGTTTGTGTTTCTTGGTATTGTATAATTGTTTTTCCAGAACCATCACCGCATAGTGTAGCCCACGTAGGAACTTCAATTGGTGCGGTGACTTTATATACACCTGCTGGAAAGTAAAGACTTCTTCGGGCTTTTTGTGAAGTGTCTCTGATAAACAATTGGTATATTGCTCTTGCTATGGCGGCAGTGTCGTCCACTGTGCCGTTACCGCTTGCTCCAAAGTCCATTACACTCACGTAGTCATCAAGTCTATCTTGTAATGATCTTACTATAGGAGTGCCTGCTGTTGCGCCAGTGTCTACTGTTGAACTAGCGTTACCTTCGTAAGTAAAATTAATAAGTCCTGCTAGATCGCTATGCTCTGTTAAAATCTGTGTGTTACCGACTATAGGAGCACCAGCACTTAACGGACCGTTACCAATATATAATGATCGTTCGTCAGTTACCCATCCTAACTCAGCGTGTGAGAGTTGAGGAAGGTTTTCTTGCAAACCGCGACGATGTTGAATTCTAGATATCTGTACAATTGCCATATGTATATTTATACTTTAGGCGTTATAATCACAGTTGCTACAGGCCATAGCACACATATTTAAATTCCCACAATCGCTGTATTCTTTATTAAAAGTGCGAAGAAAATCATTTTCCGTAGTGTGGGGAATCCAAGTATTTGCTATAGTATCAAAAAAACCTGTTTTAAATACTTCTTCTATACCGCCATATTTTAAGGCGTTATTAACGTCATTCTTGTAGCCAAATTCTTTTAACAAGGCTTGAATATCGTAAGTATATGCATTAGCAATTCTAGTATGATTGTGTCCCATCATACAACAAGGATAAACAAATCCGTCTGCTGTGATGAATACTTTAGATTCTCGTATGGCCAAACAATCTATCTTTCTATTATTCTTTTTTTCGTTTGAAATTCCACGAAGGACTTTGTTAATATCTACATCTTTGTAATTACTAATATTAGCAACATTCGCAAGGCTACTACGAGCCCAATCAAATTTTTCTACTTCTTCTTCCCACGATCTATCTTGATTGATATATTTTTCGTGTGTTATGTTTAAAAAGTTCGTATAATTTTTAATATCAATCTGATCAATTGACACATCCGGATCTTGCAAATTATTTTTAATATTTTCTGTTTCAGCAGTGAGGAAATTATTATACTCGCTAGTTGTTGCGCCACGCAGTTGCCCTCTGTATTCTCCCTTGCTGTTGTATACTGGAGTATTGTCTGCTCTATCTGTATTAATAATTTCTAGTTCTGTAAATTTATAATCTTTTACTAATTTTTCAACGTCTTTCAATTGATGTTGATTGTGCTCAAACAGTATAAACTGTAGCACCGCATTACCGCCTGCATCTATATATGCTTTGGCGTTTTCTAATACTTTGCTTAGATTTGTGTTTTGTCTATAATACGAATGTACTTCCTGCGTTGTACCATCTACGGCAAACCATATCTTAAGATTTTTGTACTTTGCAAAGTTGGCCCAATAATCAGTACTACGCATACCTCCGTTTGTATTAATATTCATATGAACGCTATTGTTACTAGAATACAAATACTCTACCATCGCAGGCAAATTAGGATTTGTTTGTGCGTCTCCAACATTACCACAAAAAACTACCATATCTAAATTACTAACCATATGCTCTGGCAATAAGACTTTGAACTCATCTAGCGACATATGTTTTTGATAAATTCCTGCTAGTTCACCGTAACCATAATGTGTTCTACTGCACGAAGGACACGCCGCGTTACATTTTTCAGTTATTTCAATTTGTATAGCAGTAATATCTTTATAATCATACATTTTCTTGTTCAACAAAAAGTTTTGAAAGATTATATACGCCTTGTAATCTTTCTGTTCCTCGAATAATAGGCCATCTGTATTTAATTGCTGTATCTTCGACTTCCAATCTTCGTCTTATTCTTTCCCTAAAAGTTAATTCTGGATTAGCACTGCTTTCCCAAGTAGAAGTAACTGGTCCTTTTTTTCCTGTGAAATCTTTCTCGTAACACAAAAACTTCACACCATGCGAACTTATCATTCTCTCTAATGGAGTATTTGATAAGATATCCAGCGTCTTGTTTAAATCTATACCCGTTATAGTTCCACTAGCAACATATTTTTGCCAGCGTTCATACATTTGTAAACTGTCTCGATGGTCTTGCAATGTCTCTGTTAAATAACCAACAATCATTAAAAAGAAACAACGCAGGCCTGTTCTTTTAAAATTTTCTAAATGGTAATCAATATCTTCATTGGAAAACTTTTTGTCCATTTCCCAGCGTATTTTATCACTGCCTGTTTCGACACCAACAAAAAAAGTATTGCCGCCGGCATCAGCAATCATGTCAAAATACTCATCTGATATTTGTCGTTTGGGCTTAAAAATAAATTGTCCGCTCCAACTAAAGCCTACGTCGTGCTGTTGATTATAAACTGCAAGTTTTTCGCACATGCTATTAAATGCTTTTAAACTTCCATTAATTAGACTATCTGTAAAATAAAATTTAGTAATGCCATGTTTTTCATAATGATTAATCATTTCGTTTGCAATGTTATATCCAGATCTATATCTAAATTTTGGCCAGTAATGACCAACATCACAATACGTACATTTACGAACACACCCTCTACTTCCTACAATGTTAACCTCTGTCTCTTCTTCTAAGTAATCGTAATTATCCAAATTATAAAATTTATAGTTGGGGAATGGGAGTGTGTCTAAATCATTAACTTGATTTAAGTTCTCTGGAGAATTAATGCCTGGATGGGTTACATTTCCTCTTAAAAACTCTTTCAGTACTGTTTCTCCCTCGCCAAAAATAACATAGTCGCACAAATTTTCACGCAAGAAATATTCACCACTGTTCTTCCTTCCACTCCGTGCATCACCTGGTGAGTTAACTCCTTGTCCGCCCAATACAATTTGGCACTTTACAGTGTGTTCTCTAATTGCCTCGCAAGTCATTTTAGCAAATAAAAGGCTATCATAAGTGAAAACACTTATAAGCACTCTTGTGTTGTCGTCGATGTTTGATATTAACTTATCTTTAATTAATTCCTTTACGGTCTTTACTTCTTCGTCAGTTATTACTCTAAGAGATTCCCAAACGTTACCTAAATTATAAAATTCTTTATTGCCTACTTTTTTAAAAAGTTCGATATTTAAATCTATGCATGTTACTTCTTGTTTTTCGTGTTGTATTACACTAGCAATAATTGCTGTACTGATAGGCGGGCGGTGGACTTCAATCTGCGGAATTGATACTACGATATTTTTCATATATTTAAAGCACTTTTTATTTTTTGCATAATAGCATAATGATCATCGTAATTTCCAATATTAGAAACATCGCTTTGATAATTGACTTCTTTCTTGATATTGTGATTCATACTATTTTTAATATCTATAATATAATCATAAGCATTACTACTTATATTAAATTTCCAAAATCCATTGTATCTTATTGTGCAATCAGTAATAAATTTCGAGGCTGAACTCAAAGCGTCTATGTATTCAATTGATGGTAGTAAAGACAAAATACTTACATCATCTAGTAGAAATTCATTTACAGTAATTAATTTGTCTGCTAGAATATTATTATCTTGATCTACTAGTGTGTCCCACACGTTGTTGTTCCCAAAATTTTTATTTTGCATACCCACAGAAAAAGGGGCATAGTCTAGTGTTAGACTAATGATAGTAGTGTTTTTTATAGCATTACAAAAAACGACATTGTCGTTTTGCTGTATGGTAAGATCAGGCCAAGTGTTACAGAACGCGCCGGTAACAGTTAACTCTATTTTCATAGTTATAAATTATAGTATTGTTCTACTCTTTTATTCCAATGAGCGGCCGCTTCTTCGAATTCTTCACCTTCGATGACAAATTCTTGGTATCCCAAGTCTCGAGAACACATTAACACAACACCTGTTTTAATATCTGTATCGAACATTTCATTGTGCGCCATGGCATATGCGGCTAACTGACAAAAGTAATTGCTAATCCATTCTTTCTTTTTAGGTTTGTTAGTTTGCTTAAAGTCAAGTATTGCTAAATTACCTTTCCAAAGAGCAACACAATCTGCAGTGCCGGCGTACAAGCCTTCATAATAAAGAGAAGTTTCAGTACCATAAACTTCATCAACATTCCTAAGACCTTCAGCAATAATAACATTTGACATATTATATGCTTTTTGGTGTATTACGTTACTGCCAACTTTGCGCTCATGGCTTTCAATGTACAGTTCTAAGTTTTTGTGCATTAGTGTGCCAACGTTGGCGGCTTCTGTGCTAATTTGCTGTGCTTGCTCTTTGCCAACACGCTTTTTCCAGTTTGCTAATGCTTCTTTTTCTTCTCTAGGTTTTGTCGCGTCTAATATAGTTGTAACGCTCGGAACTGCTGACCCGTTGGGTAGTTCGTACTTGCGTTTTCTGTCTATAGTTGTAACACGTTTTAACTCGTGGTAGTCATATTTTTCTAATAATATCATCTATATATTATAACAGATTTCTATATAAGTGTCAAAGTTTTTACTAGAGGTCGCCACCGCCACCGCCACCGCCACCGCCGCCCTCTTCGCCATAGTCAGGCGGAGTTTCTTGGCTAGGTGGGACGTAGCCACTAGCATATGGTGCACCATTTGCTTCAAAAATATCAATGTTCGCTAATTCTGGTGTAACACCATTTCCAAATGTGTTTCTAATTCCTGAGTGTAAATCGTAATCTGATCCACCTAATTGGCCTACCTCAGATGTAAATAGTCCAGTTTGAGTTAACTCTCCTATAACAATACCTAAGTTTGCCGCTAGTGATCCTATTAAAGCAGTTTGACTACTGATTCCAGCGGCTGAGCTTCCTCCTGATCCTGAGTCAAAGTCGCCGGCGGCCTCAGCTTGGTTGTGTAAATTCCATCCAACATTGTTCGTACCGCCCAATTTTCCGTCAGCAGGAGTAACTTTAATTTTACCAAATCCTTTATTTCCTAATCCGAGAAACTCTAAACTTGTTTGTGGTAAGGTAGGCTGGACGTAGTTTGATACTGGATTGGGGTTTCCTGCCGCGTCTAATGTTCCGTCTCGTTCTGCAGAGCCTAACGGAACAAAGTTAGTTGGTTTTCCAATAACTAGTGTATTATCAATCATCATAATATGATCCATAATAGTATTATTCCAATTAATTACCCATTTAATAGGTTGAGTAACTGTGGCGTCAAACCAGTTACCAGGATGTATTTGGTAACCTAACTTTCTGTAATGTGCCAGTACTGAGTTAATTTGAGAGTGATGTTTAAGCGCATCTGCACCTAAAACATTTTTAATAAGTTTTAGTAGATCAGGCATAATGATACCTTCTAATGCGGCCGCGCCACCAAGACGAGTAACCGAGGTAAACCCGTTAAAATGCTTTTTCGCTTCATCGTTTCTGACTGCGCTACCTTGACTGTCGCCTTCAACTTTCCTGCCAATGGCGCCTTGTTGGAATATTTCCTCTATACACCACCAGGAGCCATATTCATATACACCAGCCATAGTTGTGCCACTGGAAACTACAATACGTGTTTGGCCAGTGTCGCCAGCTTTTCTAATAATACTATTGAGCGCATTTACTTCGCTTTTTACATCGTTATCACCAAGAATAACCTTGGACCGCAACTCACTGGCGGTTGGTGTGCCTTGGTTAGCTTGATTAACTACTTGTGGTGATTCTTCTTCTGACATAATATTATTTATGCTAGTATATTATACTGATCTAAGATGAAGACTTTTGTTTTTTCTCTTTATTATCAACTTCTACAGCGTCATTGGCTGTAAGTGGAACAGGTTTAACATTATTAGTTCCTAACGTACTAAAAGTACCGTCTGGCTTTGTGCTTTTGTCCTTATCCTTAATACCTACTTTAGTAAGAACAGAGTCTTTGGAAGGAGATTTAGTGGCCTTGCGTACCACAAACTCGTATAGTCTCATTACCAAGAAATTTCCCAATAAAACGTGTCATTGGTTGTAGTATTTTTCTTTCTAACAATAGTATATTTTTTTGAACTAAAATGTGTCATTACTTCTCGCATCTGTTCACTTTTTAATGTACTTTCTGTGTTACCTTTCCACACGCTGTAAAATGCTTCGCCTGTTGCGTCGTCGTTTGTCATAGGACTACCAGTAATTACTGTACCATTTATAGTAACCGTTGTTGTGTCACTTGACGTTGTTGATAATGCATTATTAGCGATCGCGCTTAATACACGTAGTTCTAATATTGTTATTTCTTGAGCAATTAAATTATTATCTTGACCGCGGTCTCTTGCGTAAGATGCTGTTGGGAAATATGCCATAGTTTATGTTCTCTTTTTTAATGCTCGTTTAGCCATTGTGTCAACTGTATTTTGACTTGGCTCATCAATATTTGCCTCATCGGAGACATCTACTTCTACTTCTTCTTCTGTGTTTAGTGTAATAAAGTCTTTATCAAAGTTCTTTATTAAATTTTTGATGCTTGGAGTCATGTCATAAATTTGTTTAAAACTACCAAAGTCAATAACATGCCCCAAGTTTCTCATAGTATGAACTAGTTCTACAAAACTTATTTTATTGTCACCAGTCTCTGCTGAATTATCCGCACTTTTAAGTTCATGATTCAATATAGTAATTAAGGCTTCGACCATGTCGTCGTCGGTTGGTCCTTCTATAATATTGCTCTCAGCAATGCTAGTTATTTCAGCAAAACGCATCTTATTCGCGCTCTTCTCTACCTTCTGGCTCTTCTGCGCCGGCGGCTACGTCAGCAGTTGCAAACTCTTCTTCAGCAGGTAGTTCTTCAACAGGCTCTTCTGCAGGAAGTTCCGCGCCCATTTGTTCTGCTGGTGCTTCTTCGCCTGTAATAACTCTGCTTGCTTGTGCAAGTGTTTCACGACCATCGCCTAAAGATTGTACTAAACCATCTAATGTTGGAATCGCAATTGCGGAGTATGCTTCGCTCATTTCAGAGCCAAGTTCATTACGCATTGCGTCTAACAGTGGTGGTAAATCTTCGTTGCGTAGTTTGCTTAAATCATCAACTGCCTTTTGCACTCTGTCAACAATATCTTTTGATGCTAGTAGCAATTCTGCTTGGTCTTCTTGACTTTCATATAACTTACGTAGTTTATCTGAGATCTCAACTTCTGTTGATTCTAAGCCAAGTGACTTCTTTGCTCTCTTGTCAATATTTTTTAGCAGTTGTACGTTTGCCATGCCGGAACGCATAATGTCGTCTAGCATGTTAAGAAGAGGAAGGAATGTTTTAACATACATAGCAGGAACAGATTTACCATTCATTGCCATTTCAATTGCGGTTTTTGCTCTTTGCATATTTTCCCCGCCAACTAAAATACGAAGTGCTTGCAAACCTTTGGAATCAAATTCGTATTTTGACTCTTTATCTTTCTTCTCATCAAGTTCAATTGACTCGTTTTTTTGCTTTTTAGCAATTGCTTTTTGTAAACCAGCAGGAAGTTTTTTCTGCTTTGCAGTTAATCCTTTTGGTGCTTCTTCTTTATCATCCTTCTTAGCATCTTTAGCGGCCTTTGACATTGACTCTTTTTTGTCGCCATCTTTATCCAAATCTAAAAAGTCTGGTTTTGCTTCTTGAAGTTCTTCAATGTGCTTTTGCAAGTTTTCTTTAATGAAAACTTTTGCTAGGTATGATTTTGATTTGTGCAAACTGTGTCTATCTTCTGATAGTCGTTGCTTTTTAATCTCTTCATTAACAGTTAGTAGTAGTTTTTGCGTATGATCTAAATCTAATTTAGAAATATCCACTTTTACGCCAAATGCGTCCTGAATATTGTTGCTAAACTCTCCTGCTGTAACAGGTTTATTCATTTCTTTTAAGTTCATAATATGTTTCCAAATTTGTAAAATAAGTTAGTTGTATTTATTAGAAAACGCAATTATAATATAGTTGTGTTAAGCTGTCTTTTGCTTCCTGAGCATTTGATATATAGGTTGCTAGTCTAGCTTCTATTAATTCTACTTTAAACCAATCGCTTTCGTCAGCATAGTGCTTCATTCTTTCTTTTGATATCAGTAATTTTTCTAAAGCACAACCATATTTCGTGTCTTGGATGCTTGCTTCTTTAAAATTAACGTCGTCACCGTTAGTATAGAATATAGCCATCATAATAGCAGCCTTCTTTGTGTATATATTCTTCTCAATAACAGAATAACCCCTATTATACCCCTTCTTTAGCACATAACCATGGTTATTAAGTGTTACCTGAATATCTCCTATCTTAATACCCTTATTGAGTTTCTTAACATTCAAATAGTGCAATCTTCCAGTTTTTTCAAGACGACTATTCAACGATGTATACATATCTGTAAAGACTGAATCGATTCGTTTGTCGTTCTTGTTTTTATTTTTCTTCATAACAGTATTTAACTGTTTTGTTGTGGTTGGTAAAGGTTACTGGCCCGCAATCATATTGACAATTGTATTACCGCGATTGCCAACTTGCTTATACCATTTACTATTTTGTAGTTCTTTTGCGGCTGTTTTCCAGTCACCGGACTTAGCGGCCGCTGAAAACTTTGGCCAACTCTTATGCCAATTCGGACCCATGTTATATGCCAAATCAACCATTGCTTGCTTACGTTTTTGGTCTGCTAAACTATAGCCAGGAGTTGTTCTTGCACCTTGTACGTGATGATCGAAGTCTTTATTAAACATTTCGTCTGCTTGTTTGTCTGTAATACCTTTGGAAAAGTCTTCACCTGGTTTAACCAAGTGTCCGTATCCAATTGTATCTTTGCCAACCGTGTCTTTATAAACTTTTAAGCGTTTGCCTTCGTGTTGCTTAATCATATTCTTAAGAGCATTTACATCACCAAACTCTTTATTGTATGGATCTTGTTCAATTGTTTGTACTACTTGTGTTTTTGTTTGTAGATCAGGCTGTGGCGTGTTTTGTTTTACCGCTGTAGCACCACCGACGGCTAGTGCCGCACCTGCTACTGCGCCAGTTGCTTTCTTTTTCCAATCTTCGTTTAACACATCTTTGTATAGTGACACTTGTATTTGAGACTCGTCTAGTTTAGAGTTGCGTATATACGCTATGTTGCCTTCAACTTTTACACGTTTGAGAATATCCTTCTTAACCAAGCCATCAGCAATCCACTGCTCTTGCTCGTTTAAATCTCTTTTAAATACTCTCTTATCAGTATATTTTAACAGATAATCACTCTCTTGTAAATTAACATAAACAAAATTTACGTTAGGGTGTTGTATTTGTGCAAATCTCATTTCTTTTTCCTAAGTTTTGGCGGGCCGGATAAAAACGGTCTTGTAAACCATAGTTTAAACCAGTCTTCATCTCCGGGTTCCAAGCCTAACTCATGCTCTTTGCGCCTAATAGCAGTAGCAGTTTTGCTCATATTTTCTTTAACTTCTTTATTTAGTTTGGTTAACTCATACTGTACCATGTCACCTTGGTCTTCGATGTGTGTTTTATAGCCTAACTGACTAGCAAACTTTTGTACCATTCTAGTATAAAGTTTTGTTCTGCTTGGATTTGTGCCAGTGTTTCCTTTCTCACCAGCGAAATATATCATTGCGGGACTGCGTTCTTTAATAAACTTTTGTGTAGCATCTAAAACTGTAGCAAATATTCTGTAAGCATCGCCCTCACCAGTTACGTCTTGACTATTACCTCTGTGAAACTCTACTTGATATTCCTCGGTGCCTTCGTGATTAAACATAATAAGCAGTGTTGTGCCATCAGGTAGTTTAGTAAATGCCATCGAATCGCCGTCCGTGCCTTCTTCCCAGCTTAACGGATATGGTTTATCAAATGTTTCAAGCAGTTCTTCTATTTTCATTATTTTCTACCTTTTATATTATTTACAGGTAAAGATCCATAATTACAATTTACCCAATCATTCCCTCGTTTACTCCTTCTTTATAGGTCAGGTCGGGGTTGCCTGCCCATCGATTCATCCATTGGCCCCATTCATCATAAAAGTGACGCATACCTTCCTCATCGTGAATTGTTGGATCACCATCAGCATCAACCTCATGTCGGCCGTGTAGAATTCTGCGAGCATCCGCATACTCATTCATTGTAGCCTGTTGTGTGCTTACCGCAAGTAAGTCCTCATGTAGGTTACGACCAAACGGTCCCCAAATACTATTGTGGTGCCGTTGTCTAATCAAACGCTCTTTCGGTGTGTCACTCTTTAGACCTAGACCACGAAACTCAATCATCACCTTGTCTGGTGCAATTGGTGTCATAATGTCACATCGTAGTGCTGACCCTCGTAGGTTAAAGTTGACACCAGGAAAGAAGTCAATCATCTCCCAGTGATTAGCAGGTAAATGCGGAAACGATAACTCATCCCTAGATTCAGAACCTTCATACTGGTCATACTGAACCTCAAATGAGCCTACATTTATGTGTCCGTTATCAAATCCAATATTCTTACGAGCAAAGTAGGAGTCATTGAACCCTGTTACACGATTGTGGTAGTGTAGATAGTCATGGTAAAACTCCGAGTTGGTGTCATGCCAAAGTTTGTAGTTACAAGGTATGATGGCCTTGTGATAGTGAAAGACCTCCAACGGTTCTGCGTCTAGGGACTTTTGCATACAATCAAATGATCCTGATGCCCACTCCTCAACTGTCTTGTCCATCTCCTCGTTTAGTGTGACCCATATGAATCCACCATACTTGACTTCGGTTCTGATTGGAGAAGCATCGTAAATATCTAATGCTAATGTGCCAGCAGGTTGACTGATACTCTGGTTATGATATGCCTTTATCTCTTTATCTGATATACGAACTACAATGATTGGCTGCATCGCAACAGTCATTGTACGAAAAGAATTTGTTTTAGGTAGTTCAGATTCGTGACATACTGGAACCCACACCTTTGAAAATATCTTTTCAATTTCTTCTTCAAATATCTTTTTGTCGGAATATATTCGACTATCAACATACTCACCACTGTTGATCTTACCTGGAATCCTGTTCCACTGTTTATAGTTTCTTGCTGGCATAATTATTTTTTACCTGATTTCATGTTAGCACACCAGTGATACATTTTGCCTTTCTCACCGCTATACTTTTTTGCTTTTGCCCTAAGGCTGCTTATAGAACCTTTACAACTTGCGCCGGCACGTTTTACTCTGCCTGGGCGGCTTTTACCTTTTACTTTACCGTCTTTAAAGTTTTCGTCAAGGTCATTCAATCCAACATAACCTTTAATGGTTTTGTCACCACGTGCCAATGCGGCTTCAACACGATGATGTCCATCAATAATCCAATAGTTTGTACCGTCTACTACAATTGGCGGCGAATTCTTTTGTTTTATATAAGACTTTGCTTTGTCTGGATTAATGTTTGATGGCGACACTGTCAGTTTAGACAACGGAATATCTTTGAGTTCGTATCTGTCAAAAGAATCAACCCACTGCTGAAACTCTTCGTCCGTTTCAATGTCGTTGTGTCCTGTATGAATGTTAGAAATCAGATTAAAGATTTCAAATGGAGTTACTGATTCCCAAACTTCTTTCTTACCTTTTACTTTACCGTCTTTAAAGTTTTCGCTTAGGTATTCGTCTAGAGCATCTTCACCAGTTGGACTAATTGTCCAAGCACCACCGCCACCATAAATTAAACCTGAGCCATCTAGTTCATCATATAATCTGCTCATAGCAGGTGTAAGACTGTGTGAATCTTCTTCAAAGTCCATACCTAAATCGTCTGCTGTGGCTATTGCTTTTAACAATAGCATGCCGCCGTGTCCTTTATTACGAAACTCTGGGAATATTTCTGCAAAGTTACGCACATTATCTTCGTTACGTGTATGTGTATATTGTCCTGCGTGGTTACCGTCTACGTATAAGTCTACAGTAAAACCATTTTTTTGTTTGGTTACGCGAAACTGCTTACCGTCAGCAAAGTTTTCGTTTGTAAGTAGTTTTGGCTTTCCGCTACCAAGTCCTAACTTTTTAACATTAGCAAACTCGCTTCCAATTGGAGCGTCTTTTGTAGCGTTTTGTTTTGTAATAATGCCTACTGCTTCGTTTATAAATTCTGTTGCTCTCATAGTTATTTTGTAGCAACATTTTTTGCTTTACCCTTTCTGTTTTTGTTTGGGTCTTTCCTACGCTTACGGTTGGCAGCTGTCTTACGACCCTTCTTGCCTAATGCGTGTGCTTTCTTTTGTGGTAAGCATTTTGGCTTGCCCTCGCCTTTACTTCCCCTAGCGCAGTCACCACGGATTTTTCCGTCAGGGCCAAAGCGTACCCACTTCTCATCAAACCATTTCTTTAAGTCTTCATTAACACTTTCTGCGTAATATGGATTCTCTGGATCTGCATCGTCGGACTCATCAGGCCACCAGTCTAATTTATAGCGTTCACCATCTTTAAACTGTTTCTTCATACCAAGTATGCGTCTTTCATATTCTTCTTTAACTGGATCTACTCTGCCTGCTACTACATCCATTACAAAATTTAGTGTAGTTGCGTTTGCTGTAAGGCTACCACAACGTGCGCCTACTTCATTCTTTAGATGATCAATTAGTATACTTCCACTGCATTTTGCTAGTTCGTCACTTAGTTCTTCTGGTACTTCTAAGTCAACATAACAGTATACAAAGTCATAATGTGGTGCAGGTGATCCATGTAAGATATATTCATCTCTGCATACTACACGTTTAAATCCATCAATATTGTGCCAAACAGTTTGCTCGTCGGTCATCTCATCTGGTTCACCAAATGTTTTTTCTAATTGTAAACTGTAATCTGCTGGTTCTTGATGATCCCAATTACTATAGTTTTCTGTAATAATTTCACTAATTTTCATTTTATAAATGCACCTATGCGCCCATTAAATTCTGGACATTTTATATATTTATATCCTTGAGGTGGTATCTTACTTTGGTTAGGCCACACTGGAATAAACTCTGAATTATTGTATGTAAAATCTGGATTAGATCTAAAGTGTGCTTCAATCAATTTTCCACCTATAAATTCACAGTTTAATTTAGGTTTATTGGCAAATTGTTTTAATATGCTAGGCAACGGAATTTTATCAGGCATTATTGCCCATTTATCCCACTGTATAAGTGTAGTTTCTTTCTTAAACCCTTCTACGCAAAGAACTTGTTTTCCATACGCATAATCTATTGATAAATGCCTACCTTCAAACCATTCACAATAAAAATGCCCAGGGTCAAGATCTACTGTGTATTTCGAAAGGTATACTTTTCTAGCGTTTAATCCTAACCCCACAATATTCATTATTGGGCGAACAATATACCATCCAGGCTCAGACACATCTATACCCGCTGGCCCACACTTATATCCAAGTTTACGTGATAAAATTAGTTTGTCGTATACCCAAAGTTCTTCCGGATCTGCGTTTTTCCAATATACATCTTCTTCTGTATCATCGTACAATTCACGCATTAGAGTTTGGTCTTATTTTTTCTTACTCTTGTTGCCCCAGTTCTTTGCGCCAACTTTGCGACATTTTACTAGTGCGCCACTTGCGTAAGCACTTGGCCAAATTTTGTAACGCGACTTTACTTTACGGTAGCAAGCGTCTTTCTCGCCTTCTTCTAGTTCATAACTTTCTACGGTTACTGTTGCTTTCTTTCGTGCAAGTTCACCAATAACTCTATACTTTTCTGCTCGTGATCTCTCATCTTCAAAGTGTATCATACCAGATGAATTATCAACATCAATGTAATAGTTCATTCCTTGTATTCTTACTTCCGCACCATCTGGACTATTAGGATCTGTCGCAATGATCATATTGCCTTGTGTACGCACAACCTGATATTGTGCCTTTCCACCACCTGGTTGGGCAACCATAAATGGAGTGCCAGGCGGCATTTGTTTTTGTATAAATCTTGTTTGTTCTGCTTCTGTGTATTTAGGTCTAATAACAACACCGCCAACATTATCCATATCAATTCGCTTATCTCTAAGATCAACTACAATTTCTGTAGAGTCTCCTTGATTACCGATTAGCGGAACTTCATCTCCTCTTACAGGGCCAGCAATTTGGTATTGCGCTTCAAATAGTTCTGCTAGTTTCATTTGTTTAACCTTTGCTTCATAATACTTGCTGGATTAGTTCTCTTTGTTCTTGCGGCCTTTCTTGCTATTCTTGCTCCTAATTTTGCTTTAGTCATTTTTAATCTAAAACGCTTTTTAATATCTGGAGCGGCAAAACACTGAGCAGGCTTACCCACAATACGACCCTTGCGTCTACCAGCCGTACAGCGATATTTACGAACAAGTTTATTACCTTGTCGTTGCCATGCCATTTTTGTTTCTGCTATATTATAAAGTTCTTCTAAATACATTGTTATGTATTTAGCAGTTTAGCAATGTCTTCTTTAACTATATCGTACGACATTTTGGCTAGAGATGTATTAAAAAAGTGTCCATTATGTGCGTTATCTCTGGCTAATAGTTTTGGATGCATCGAATCATTTCCAATTCCGTCAAGGTATTCATTGTAAACTCCTTTATTAACATCTTTATAAAAACAAACCATAGCTTGTTTAACACATAACGCATTATAGGCTATGATATTCTTTTGGGAATTTATTAGGTAATAGTCTAATAAAGCATCTTCTTGGGATAGATTATCATAAAAATGGGAAGCAGTACTTGCATAGGTGTATGAACTACAATAATCTAAATACTGAATAATATCAGACAAAAGATCTGTATGCATTATAATTATTTTCTCAAACAAACTTCTAAATTGATGAAAATTAGTAAAAGAAAATAGTTTTATATTGTTGAACTCACACATATCTCGTACAATAGAAAAGTTTCTAGAAAAATTTTGATACCTCGTTTGGGCGTCCAAAGATCCATATAAAGAATAATTAAGTATATTTTTATCTTTACTCATCTCGTCTGAGTCTAAGATAGCAGGAAATACAGTTAGCATTTCGTGTTCAAATTGGTCTTTCGGCACTTCAAAAATATCGCCAGAGTGTAACAATGTATGAGATTTTTTTCCAATATCATATCTTCTCCAATTTGGAGGCATCCAAAATACAATATTTGGTTTAATAACGTTTATTAATTGGTATAATTGTGCTGTATTTAAATCAGAACTTGCACCAGGCGTGCCTAGATTAAACACTTCTACGTCATCAGTGTAGTATTGCATAATTAATTGTTTAAGTTGCTCTGCCCAAGTACTACTGTCATCTATGCCTGTTCCAAACACATGACTGCATCCAATAGTAATTATTTTTATTTTTTTATTAGAATTAAAAGACGGTCCGCGATAACCGTGTGCATTAAAGGTATAATTAATTGTTTTATCCTGCCACAGCGAATTGGCTACAAAGCTGTCTGTATCAAAAAAGTCAAAACTATATGTGCGATCGGAATCTTGTAAATAATTTTCGTATATATCACACTGTGAAATTGATGAAGAGAGGGGTGCCAAACTAGGATCCCAAAATCCTTTTGTCCACTTCGAAGTGGTTCGATATTTCTTATATTTCATTTAGATAATTTATAATGTAGCTTGTGTTAATAGATAGATTACTGCTGAAAATAGTGCGGCAATAACTGATCCACTTAAAACCCACATTGATTTGTATTTATTTTTCTCGCTAATAAGTAAATTATGCCTAATTTCATCGAGTTGTTGTTCAATAATAGTTAAACGACTTTCGATTCGTTCCATGTTCTCCTCCAGATACCCGTATCGTTCTGAGCAAATTTCTACGTGTGCCTCAAGGCTCTGCTTTTCAATTTCTGATGGCATAAGTCCTTCCTAAATGTATAATACAACAATTGCCTACCGCCCGCCCTATATTTATGTGCCTTTTAATATGCCTTTTCATTTCGCCTAAAATGAGCCTAAGTCTTTGCCTAGTACTGTATTTAAGCAAACAGGTATTAGAAATTAACTGATAGTTTATCAGACGAAGTTATGTAGATATTTTTGTTTTTTGCACTTGTCGTGTCCCAAATGGGTGTTTTTATACTAGCCGATTCTGTTAAGCCTAAAATAACTGGAACATTTGCCAAGTCGTTCAATAACCCAGAGCCAGGTATGTGTTCTTGTCCGCGCTCCAAGTAAAGTCCAGGTTGTTCTACTGTAAAGGACGTTACCCAAAAAACATGTTGTTTTTTAAAAGAAGAACCAAAGTCTAAGTCTATGACATCTTCTATAGAATATTTACGTGGAGTTTCTATGTACATAGGATTACCACGTAAACTAATAGTTTGTATAAGAGTTTCTAAATTGCTTTGTTGCCCACGGCTTCTAATCCAAGATTCTTGATTATTGATAATTTGTTTAGCGTCATCAACAAAAGCAGGAAGATTAGATCTATATTGTGCGACTACGCCTGTCATTGTAATGTCAATTAACGTATATACTGTAAAGAATTCGCCCACGCCGCTTCCAAACCTGCCGGCTCCCGTAAATCCATGTTCTCTTACATTTTCCATATGTATACCTATAATATGCTACTATTATATTTAGCAAGTATTATTTAGTCACAAAAAAAGCGGGATATTTCTATTCCGCTTTTCTTGTAAGTAGTTTCTAGCAATGCTAAAAACTGTGATTTTACGCTAAGAATTAAGCTAAGCCAACACCTGTAATTGTTTTTACTGATAGTGTTTGTGCTTGGATTGCGTCTAGACGTGCTTCTAGTGCTGTCCATACTGCGCCTGTACCGGCTGCAATGTGAGCGTGTGCGCCTGAAACACCTACTACGAAGCCAGCTGCTGCCACTGTGCCTACAACTTCAATTGTAGCGTGTTGTGCGATTGCTTCTAGTGCTAGTTGTGTATCTGTATCTGTTGTGAAGTCACCGCCTGTTGAACATAACCATACGATGTCACGGCCTAGGTATTCACTGTCGTCTTGTGCTCTTGCATAAGCTGGGTTTGTTAAACTTGCCATTTTTATAATCTCCTTTATCTTGTAATGTATAGATTCTTCTATACCGTTACTAGTATTTATACCGTTCAGTCACAAAAAAAGCGGGATATTTCTATCCCGCCTTTAAATAAAATGTATATTTTCTATTATAGAACGTATGTTTTTGCTGTTACTGTTGCTGATGCAAAGTTTACAGAATCGACTGTACCCAAATCAATTAAAACATCTTCTAAGTGGGCGGCCAATGTTTCACTGTTTGAGCCGTCATATGTATCTGTACCGTAGTCACCCTCAACACATACTGAAAGGTTATTGTCTGCACTATGTAGTGCGCCAATAATTACAATGTTAAAGCCTGCGCCTTGAATTGCATCCATGGCAGATGCTACTGCTGATGCTGGGCCTAGCTTTCCTGAAACGTCTGCGCCAAAATCAATATCTAAGTGTGCCAATGTTTTACCTAGAAAATTGGTGCTAAGACCAAATGATGCAGGTACTGTTCTTGTTACTGAAGCCATTTTTAATCTCCTAATTTACTACTATTTATACTAAACTGTCAACGTTTAGTTACTGGGCCACCTTTCATAATTCCAGATTTCATAAATTTACCTATTGCAGTACCCACTAGAGCACCTGCGCCAATAGCGGCTGCTGTGCTTACCCAGCCCTTGTTGCTTTGTTCTGGATTCTTAGCACCTTTAAGTTCATAACCGCCTTTACGCATAAATCCTTCGTATGATCCACGTAAATCACTTTTAGGTGTTTTGGCTCTTAATGCTTGAAGCAGTCTTGTTGAACTTGTTTTACGTTCACTGCCATATAATCTATGCCAGTCACTTAACAATCTTCTTACTGCGCTGTAACCACCATTACTAACTCCCAAGTTTCGTTCTAAAGACATGAGGAATTGTTTATCAAAGTTAGGATTACTTTTACCTTGTGCTACGTCTCTAAGATAACGCTTAAACTGTAAGATAGGCATACTTGCTCTGCCTACTGGGCCAATTTGTGCTTCGTATCTTGAAGGATTATTAAACACTGCTACCCAATTGTGTAGGTCGGTGCCTGTTTGTCTAATATTGCTGAAGTCTTGATACTGTAAAGTCTTTCTTGCATATTCAGCTGCCTGTCTTGCGGTATTAGGATCATTACGCATTGCTTGAAGCGACAGCACTGACAAGTAAATATTTTCTGCAACCTGTTCTGCACTAAGTTTTAGGCCACGCTCTGTTCGCAACGCCCTTGCTTCTGTTAAATCTTTTATAAATTTCATTATTTCCAAGCCTTTATGTCTAAAAAGTTTCTTCGTGAAAACTCTAATCTATCCACTAACTTTACGGCATTGCCAATTTTATCAATTGCTACAAATCCTTCAGGATCGGCAACCTCATAGCCATCATCTGTTTTATAAAACATACCAATACTTTCTACTCTATTAAGTTTTCTAATTAGTATTTGCTTAACTTGGATAAGTTGTTTATATACTGCTAATACTCCTAAAAGAGCATTACTATTATCCTCAATAAATTGTCTGTTTGACTCGATATCTTTTAAGCGAGCCTGACCCGCAGGCCCGTCGATTCCAGTTTTTAGTTTATCAATCTCTTTTTGTTTACGATCATCGTAGTAGTTTATAAAATCTTTTAAGAATTGCGTAGCGTTTGATACTTGGCCTTCACCTGCCTTAATTCTACTATTAACAAAGGGTTCAATTAACTTCTTAAACTCTTTATTTTTCATAATATTATTGAACGACTGAGGATTAACCTTTTGTATCAAACCACTTATTTTTTCGATTCCGCGTCTTACTGAATCTGTTTCTTTTGCTGTTAAGGTAGCAAGTCCTGTTAAATCTTTATATGTAGCGTCATCTGAAAAAACTTTTGCTGTACTCTTTGGTGCTACTGGACCGTATTGTGCTGACATATCACCTAACTCGGGACCACCCACATACTGAGTATGCCAAACTACACCAATTTCAGATGATAACATCTGTTTTGCTAATTTACTATCTTCCGGAACAGCATATGTTATTAATTGTGGTTTGAAAACAATATAACTCTCACCATTAATTTTTTCTGTTTTTAAGTCCTCTTTTGCAAAGAGAATATCGCCTTGTAAAATACCTTCTATACCTAACTTTTTAAAATGCTTAAGTGCAAGCATTAGTTTGTTTTGTAGACCAGGCGATTCGTGATTTTTTCTAATATCTGCGGGTGTTTTGTTTAACTTCGGACTCTTGTTAAATATGCTTTTAGTAGCAACAAAGAACCTACCATCTTTTGGATCTTTCCCAGCAAATATAGCAGGACTGCCGTCCCACTTAGTTGTTACTTTTGCTTTCTTACCGCCGTGTCCAGACAACATGCCAGCAACACTAGCAAGATGATTTAATGCCTTTTTTGCACCATTAAGTCCTTCATAGAATACTAAATCCTCTAAGTGAGTCATGTGTGTATTCTTACCTTCTGCTTCTAGCAATGTCCACTTTGCCATGTCCTTGCTTTCCCCTAATCGATATGTTCTTTCTTCTCTATTTGATCTTTCTTCTCTGTTTGGCCGGTCATGGCTAGGGCTCGGTTTTCTTTTAGTTACTGGCTTGTTGGGTTGTTCTTCGCTCTCTTCATCGTCTAATCCGATAAGATTAGCGGCGCCAGCAACTGCACCTTTTAAAAACTTTTCTACTTTACTGGCTGCTTTATTTTCCCAAGAGTCTGGGTTGGTGCCTTTATCCCAATTACCCTCGTTTAAATCAGATATCTTCACTTTCGCCCGCCTTGCGAATACCACGAATGAATTTTTTATTATCTTGTCCGCGTATACTATTGATGAGGCGTCTTTCTAACTCAGAAGCAGTATCATGATCGTAATTTTCATAAAGCTTGTTAACAAGATTTACGGCACTGTCAATGATGTGTATAGCGCGACTTTCGATAATCGCACTTTTATTCTTCTCGTTATAAAGAGTGTTTAATTCTTCAAGTATAGTTCTAGTCTTACGTTTCATATTTTATATACGCTCTACATGTATTTATGTATTTTAATTGTTAAATTTTGCTTTCTTATTAATGGAAGTCCAACCAAATCCTCTAACTGAGTAATAACAAGACGCAATTTTCCAATTTGGAATACGCGGGTCTGCGGCTTTCATGCCTAATTTAAATATTACGTCTGCTTGTTTTCGTAATCTATCAATATGAAACTTGTCTAAACTTTCTGCTTCTTTAAATTTTCTCAATGCGCCATACAAAACATCATGAATAACTGCGCCTCTTGCAACATCCCATGGAGATATAACCGCCCACATTGCCCGGGATACTGATGCTAAATCTGTATGATAGCCCACTGGAGCAGTAATTAAAATAGTGTTTGGTGTCTCATCTAGTTGTAGTTCCATACGACTCCAATCAGAAAGTGTATGCACCATATCAGGAACCCTAAATTTATCTATTTCAAATTTCAGTGGTTCAGTCAACACCCATTCTCTTGGGCCAACAAAGTCTGCTTGTAACCAATTATTCCATTTCATAGTAAAAATCCTTTTGATTTATACTATTTATAATTCGTCATCGGTTCTCATGTTGTTCAATAACGATCGAATCTTGCTTCCACTTGATTCTGCTGTGACTTTTGAGGAATCTCCACCACTAACAGTTGCACTTCTATTAATTTTATTAAAAATATCAGTCGAGGACCCAGTTGGAGTATACTCTGTACTTTCATCATTGCTGTGATATGACTGCGCTTCTTCTCCTATATCACGAATACGTAAACTGTCCAAGTCAAACTCTAAATCAAGTTTCTGTCCTACACCACTACTGCTTCGTGTTTTCATAAACTGTATTTGATATCTTCCACGCTCGCGCATTGCTCTGCTTGTAAAAATACCAATAACGTTATCTGCTGTATTAACTTTACTAATACCACCTGCAATGTGCGAATGATCAAACTCAATCTCATCCACTGCACCTCTGTTTAACTGCGATGCTGTAACTAATACTGTGTCTAGTTCTTTAGCAAAGTTACGTAGTTCCTCTGCCACATACTTGTCTTTAACAAACAAATCGCTTGGTGCTACTTTAGCACTTACCGGCATACATAAGTCTAAGTAATCAACTAAAATAACATCTGGTGTTATTCCTTTTTGTACACTTAGTTCTTTTACATAACTACGAAAATCATTAATATTGCTTTGTGCTGGCATATATTTAATTTGTAAATTTCCAGCCTTTTTAGATACTAACTTAATCTTCATCTCAACAGTATCAAGATCTTTAAAAATTTCCTTTGCTGGAATATTGGCTACCATACTATCAACACGCATTGCTGTAAGTTCTTCACTTAACTCCAAAGTAAAGTACAATACGTTTTTGCCTTCTAACACCCAGTTAACCGCCAAGTTCTGCATAAACAAACTCTTACCACTACCACTACCACCTGCAAAAATATTAAGTTCGCCTCTGTTAAACCCACCAAATAATTTCTTATCAAATGTTGGCCAGCCTGTACTCAACTGTCCGTTATTAGACTTTAGCGACATTAGCCTCCCTCTAGGATCATCCCAATAATCTGTTCCCATATCCTTAGTAAGACCAATTTGTACTGCTTTCTTAATCTTCGCTTCTACTAAATTGTAGTCACCCTTCTCAAGTAGATCAGCACTGTCTAAGATTGCTTTCTCAAGTTCTTTATGTCTACTAAATGTTTCAAATTCATCCATTAACCAGTTAGTATGATCTTCTGTAACCTCTTCTATAACACTTAACTTAGAGCCTGTCTTGCTGTTTATTTGTTTTACTTCGGGCAAAGACTTATATTCATTTACATACTCTTTTATAAATTTCGCCACCGGACGTAAACTTCTATCAAAGTTTTGCGGATTAAAAATATTTTGTACTCTAACATATGCTTCTGGATTAGCCACTAGCATTTCTAAATATAATTTTTGTAGTTCTGCGTTATACTCGTTGTTCATTAATTTTTTTCTTTGCCATTAAGTTAATTTTAAGACTTGATGTTTCTACATTGTCTAATATACTTTTTAAAGTAAACATTCTGCCATATTCTACTACTGCTTCATTTATATCGTTACATGTATCGTGCCAAGTTGGAAAACTTACATCCCACTTGTAGTGTAATGCTTGCTGTATTAATTTATTACCGGCACTATCATTGTCTGGCACCATTATTACTTGCTTATTTAAACTCTCAATTAAGTCTACCTGTGCGTCGCTCATATCACTGCCAAGTATAGCAACACCGCCTATAGCAATTGCGTCAAATGGGCCTTCTGTAACGATTACGAACTTACGCTCATCTTTTTGTGCGTCAATGTTAAACACATATCCTTGCGGCATACTATTAAAGTATTTAGGATTGCCTTTCTCTGTTAAACGAGCCGTATAGCCTACAATGTTATTTTTCCATAAAAAGGGTATAACTACTCTTTTGTTAAATCTTGCTGTTGTTACTGGTGTCCAGTAAAACGGATAGTCATTAATACTTAACCCCCTGTTTACCAAATACTCCACAATTTGAGTATTATCACTTTGTAATGGATCACACTGCTCTGGAAAGTCAGTAGGCTCAAAATTAATCTCTACTTCTTCTTCAATTAATCCGTGTTCAATAGCAGTTTCTTTTAACTGTATTGCGGTAAGCACCAGACGTTTAATCTCTGATTCTGCTACACCCATCCAGTCCATCAACTGCCTAAGTTTTCTGCCTAATGGTCTTCCGGGTTGCCATCCTGTCTTATATCCACAGTTAAAACAGTTATAGGATATTGCTTCGCCATTTAGTATAATACCCCCTCTACTTCGAGAGTCTCGCGTTTCGCCGTTGTGTACACAACAAGGAGCATTAAATGAATTCCAGCCACTAGAACTTTTCTTTACCTTTCCTGGCAAACTATTCATAATAACTGACTGTACTAAGTTCATAGTACTATTATATAGTATTATGGGTTATATGTCAAGAACGGTATAGAATTTTTTCCATACTTCCCGCTGTAGGAGTATGCACGAATCGAACTCTGTTATATACACCGTTCCAGTTTGTATAAGAAATGCCGGTTTTACTGGCCAATGTCACAGTTTTAATGTCAAAGTAGTCGGTTGGTGCTGGAGCAACATTATCGCTTAGAGTAGCCTGTACAACGATGTCACCGCTATATCCATTTACATAAAATGCGGCAGTATGTAATCCTGAATTTTGGTTTAGTTTTGATTCTGCTACTAACGGATTACTAGTATATGTTCCTCCACTTGCTGTGAAGTCTGCTAGGTTTAATGCCAAACTATCCTTCACGTCTGGAAATACACCATCTAAAATTTGCAATTGGCCAATAACATCATACGCGCCATCTACATAACCAATCATTTGATTATTTTCTCCATCTACAACCTTCACTGAGTAGTTTAGATACTGACTATCTAAGTTTAATAAATCACCTTCGGTAACAACAACCTTAACTTTTCCGTTAATTCCGTCAACTATAGTTGCTGTTTTACTTAATAAAACGCTTGTTCCATCGGACGAATTTAAAACATTAAAAGTAACTGTCTTGTCTGTAATAGTTAATGTTTTTTGGTTATCATTTTTAATTTGTATTTGTATCGTATTATCAATACCCTTGTATAGTTTAATCGGATGATTGTACATCTCATACCCCCAGTGTTGTTTGTCAGTGTCAACCTTAATTTTTAAGTTAACAATTTGGTCATATAAATAGACTGTAGTAACTAGCATTTTATTAAAATCCTTTACTATATTTATTAAAATCGTATGACTAACATTTATCAAGAACTAACAGAAAAATATCCATTTATAAGTTATATTAAGTATGCTGACAAAGAGTTTGTTGGAATTATCTTAAACAAAGATGCTAACATTGTTAGTATATACGATTACGATTTGCTTCCAAATTTGGAAATTAAACAAAAATTCTTAGAATTAGGAGATGTTTGGTGGTGGGAATCCAATAGGCTATTTCCAATCAATATTTTTCTTAAGAAAGAGTTTACTCCTTTCAAACCATACATTAAAACATTTATGGCCAAGGATGTAGAGATAGTTCACGGACCTTACGTTAGTATGAACGAATTAGCCCAACGAAGAACGAAGCGCAGAAACATTCAATTAGTGCAAAAAGTAAAATAATATGTCTACTATAAAAGTACACAAAAATAATATTATTAATGAAAAACAATCTGACCTACAATGCAGATTAAAATGGTCTCTTAGTACTGTTTTTCTAACGACAAACACTACTGCTAGTTGCCACAGGTGTGATCATAATCCAATCACAGAGGATTTTGATTTCCATAATACTCACCAAAAAGTACACGCAAGATTACAAATGTTACGAAACGAATGGCCAGAACTTGGCTGTGAGCATTGTAGAGTTATTGAACAAGCAGGTGGCATGAGTGACAGATTGTTGCATGACGAACTTGAGTATGCACCTTCATCACCTGTGGAATTAGTAAAAGATCCAAATGCTGTTCATGTTACTCCTACACAACTTGAAATATATTTTAGTAACCTTTGCCAACTATCATGCACTTACTGTGGTTCTCACTTTAGTAGTACATGGGAGTCTGAAAATAAAAAATACGGTGACATCCATAATTTTATGGTACCATCAGATTTGCCAGGCAAAGAGAACTTCCAAGAATTAAAATATTTGGACAAAGTATTTGAGTACTTGGAAGAAAAAGGACAATATCTTAGAAGTTTGTATATTTTAGGTGGGGAACCTTTTATTCAGCCACAATCTGACCGGCTACTAGATCTCATTGACAATAGCGGTGACAAGTTTAAAAACATGCGTCTACATTTTTTTAGTAACTTGTCAACAGACAAAGCACAGGAAAAAATAGACAGATTAGTTGGGTTAGCAGAGAATGGCAAAATATATGAAGTAAGTATTGTTGGTAGTATTGACTGCTGGAACGAGCAAGCAGAATATGTAAGGTTTGGGCTCGACACTTCTCTGTTTGACAAAAATTTTAAATATATATCCAATATAAAAAGTAAGAAAATAATGGGAAGCATTAACATATGTTGGTCCAATATATCTACTTTTACTATGCCTGAATTAATAGACAAATACCAAGAATGGACTGATTTAACAGTGGCGGCAGGCAGACCCTGGGGTATTAATATCAGTTTAATGCAAGTGAGTGGTAAAGATTTTATGCATCCTAGAATATTTGGATCCAAGATACTAGATTGGGGTTACAATGAATCGCTAGATAAGTTAAGCAAAATAGCCGGCAATGACACGGCAAACGGGTCTATTGGCAAAGCACACACATACTTTGAAGGTATTAAAAAATCTATAGAAAACGAAACCCCTGACAAGTTTCAACAACAAGAATTACATCGTTATCTTACTGAACTGGATCGCAGACGCGGAACAGATTACAGAGAACTTTTCCCTATAATCTACGAAGAGATCCACAAGCCATAATGTATAAATACAATTATGCGTCTTAAAGAGTTTAATTTAACAGAAAAAGCATTGTCTGACAAGTTACCACATGGTTCTTCACGTGGGCACATGGGAGAATATTTGTTAGGTAGCGCGGTTGTAGCAAAAATGAAAGCCGGTGATAAAAACATCTCTATTAAAGATGCAAAGGCAATAATCACCGCAACCTCTAAAAAAGAAAATTTATCTGCTAAGTTCAAAGGAGCTCAAGGAGATATTATTGAATTTATTAATATTATTAAAAACCAAAAAAATATAGATGACGCTAGGGATGTTAAATCATTAACTACGCTTATGGCAGATGAATTAGAGGGAGCAGTTAAATTTGCTAATAGCGATATATATGCAACAAAATATGCAAGGCTTTTTGCAGAAAATGGAAAGCCTGATCGTCTAGTTGTCAAGGCTGCCGGGGAAGAAGATCAAAAAGGTACAAAGGCAGATATTTTCTTAATTTATAAAAGACCAGACGGATCTGAAAAGCAGGTTAAGGGCTGGAGTTTAAAAACAGGAAGTAACTTAGTAGGGCAAGCATCTCCGAGAACGTTTGAAAATATGCAACAGTTCTTTAAAGAACTAGGAATTACATTAAAGCCTATTAAAAATTATAATACAGATCCACAAAAACATGTTCTAAATATTATGAAACAAGTAGCAAACGATCTTAATAGTTTTACTGCTGGAGACAATACACAAAAAGAAGGTTTACTAATTGACAATGTTTCAAACTTCTTAAATCACCATATTGCGATGAAAGATCCTAGAGTTTATATTGTTAATTTAGGAAACAAAGATTATTCTGCTCAGACAATTAGAACAATGAAAAAGAATTTACCAAGTGTAGATTTAGAAAGTGCATTTCGTTATGCAAAGGGAACAGCAGGAACTCAGGGTCGGCCGGAAGTAGCGGTTTATGAAAAGGGGAGTCAACTTCTTTTATTTAAAATTAGATATACGTATAGTGCCCCGAGAGTTAGTTCAAGTGGTAAATCTCTTCCGGAAAGGCACAGAATGTTTGTTGAAACTGGTCCTTTATTTAAAAAACTCTCTACAATATCTGCCAGAGACGTACAGGAAGAACCACCGCTATCTCAATAGATTCATATGCACAACTACTAAGTGTGCGTAGCCCACAGAGTGGCTTTTCTTAAAATAATACGCATTAGAATCATTTGGTACTGTCCAAACTTCTTGTCCTATTTCCTTCCACGTTCTATTTGCTAGATAGCGTTTAGCAGGGCGTATTACTGCCAAAAACATCGCCATTCTAGGAATACTATCCGGCATCATTTGCTTTACTAGTTCATAATGATTGCCAATATGTATAATCTGCTCGGTGTATTCTTTCTCAGCAAGTCTTTCCCACGGAGGTTCTGTAAACATTAGATCAATTAAATGTTCTTCGCTCTGTACTTGGTTATATAAGTTAACATTAAGTAAATCCAACTTAACGTATCCTCGCTCTTCCGCATCCTTGTGGTCGAGCGAGCATACTCCTTTTATAGGATCCATTGGAACATCTGTAAAGTAAACACCAGTATTATGCTTTATTAAAGTGTTATTACGTATAATGCCCGCAGGTGTATGGTTAGGCATTGCATTGAGAACTTTGCTTCTATCAGCCAAGTCTATGTCAATGTCAAAATTAACCTTACTCATTTTATTATCCAGTTTTTTCCATAAATGCTATTTTATCTTTAAGATGTAACTTTTCCTTTTTAAGTTCCGTCAGTCTGACATGAGTTTCGGCAAGATCTTGCCCCTCCAGTTCCCAAATCATGCTGTCTAGTTCTTTATGTCTTTTTCTTAATAATCTTATATCAAAATCTACTACATTGTCTGTCATTATTTTCTCCTATATTTTTGCTTCACTTAAAATGTGTTTAACCCATTCGACGTCTGCTGGGAATGCTTCAAATCTTTTACTCCAATAAACAGGATCAATGAATTCGTTTATTAATCCTAACTGCTCATCACTCATCTTAGACAACATATCCATACCCGTTTCACTGTGATATATTGTCCAAGGACTTATTTTGCCGTTGCGTATTAATGCCACTGCTTTGTTAAAACTCACATACCTAAAGAAATGATTAAACACAGAGTTATTATTATTTGCCCAGTTCTCCATATTGAGTATACTACGCTCTAAAGCGTCTCTAGCATTTTCTGTTTTAATATACGGCAATAAGTAATCTTCATATACAGAGTCTTTACACCAATTATCTAATTTAGTATTACTTTTAATAACATAATCAATAAAGAAGTCTGGGTTAATAGCATTGATGCTCATAATGTGTTTGCCAAACTTTACGAACGCATTATAATATTGGCTACTAGCAAAATGCTGATAATCTTTAAAGTTTGCAGACCCTTGTGTCAGTTCATAGAATCGCCTATAAGCAATCATACCTATTTGTACGTGCTTTTCGTCTTTCTGTAAATGTCTGCGCTTTTGCTCACATACATGAGCCGCTAGTGTTTTTTCTCTAGCGAAACTTCTGTTGCAGTACTTACATTCATAACCACTCTTTGATTGACTTGTCGTCGTATCCATGATCAATTGCTAATTTTTTAAGTTCTTTTTTATCGCACATTTGGGCATATGCTTCAATATCACTAAGTTTCCAAGTTGGGTATATCTCTTTAAGAAACTTAGTTTTCTTATTATCCTTTGTTTCTTTTTTCATTGTTAGATACTTGCGTTGAAACTTCCCAATGCCAGGATTGATAGCGCAAAGTATTTTGTAAGTTAAGTCGGGATGCTTACTTACTTCCCAAAAGTTAATGTTTAATCCATTATTAGTTGCGCGAACCATATACTCTTGTAATTCATTGGAGCCTGTTGCACTTGCGGAATATTTAAGTTGTAGATAAGGGCTAAATGCCTTTTGCTTTTCTTTGCTTAATGATTTATACCAGCGATAGTCTTTCTTATCTATTGCGTTAAACACTTCATATAACGGTAGCACTGATGGTTTAGCCATTCTTAAATCCTTTTACGTACTCTTTTATTGTAACATTTTCTACGTATTTGTCAAGTTCAAAAGGATTGTTATCAGCAACTCTAATTATTTTGCCGTTAAATCTATTACAAACTGCTTTAATGTTATATTGTTCGATAATAAAACCACCGGATTCTTTATTACTATTATAATAATTTTCTGTGTCGTTGTATATATTATTTACTCTACCACCACTATCTTCTAGGTCGAACCCGACTAAGTGTATTTCGCTATGCGTTCGCATTGCTATTAATATTGCTATTACGCCCGAATTCATCATAGGTTCATACTCGGATATATTCTCTATATAATGAACATTTGCTATTTTAACACTACTTTGCTCAAACTCTTCTCGCATTGGTGAGTCAAGTATTACTAAATGGTCCGGAACAAACTCTCTATATAACGCATTGCAACCATATATTTCCCACTCGTCGCGTTTAAACAAGTTTAAATCTATTTGCTTACGGCTTTCGCCATTGCCTATTACTAACGCTTTCACCACCAGCCTGCCGCTACACCTATTCCTATTACATTTACAACAGCAAAGTAACCTGTAAGCAATACTGGCCAAGCAAGTTTGCGTCTATAGTATGCATAAATGCCTGTTATTGATCCTACAAGAAAGCCGGGATATACTAATAGCATATTAGGTTCATCTGCTGTAAGTGCTAAATTTAAACTAGCAAAGACCGTAAAAACAAAACTTATAAGTTCATATACAAATGCTATTTTATCGCTATAGTACGATTCTTTCCAAAACTCTATTATTTTATCCATTACATTACTTGAGTAACGTCAATAATTTCGGATTGCTTATTAATCTCACTCACAAAGTAAGCACACTGTGGTTTAGGTCCATCATGTAGTGGAACGCAAAGTAGTTGTCCAGTTTTAAGTTTTGGAAAGTACCACTTAACTTCAGTGTAAATGTCGACAATATCAATTTCCTTGTAACTATGCATATAACCACTTAGTGGATTATACATAAACGCTTCAAATCCTCTGTCATTGACACTTGTAAGTGGAAGCACTTCAAGATCTCCGACTTCTGGACTGCCTACTACCACATGCCAATCTACAGGCATAGCAATCTTATGATCGCCAAGTTTAATTACCACCGCAGGAGCATTGAAGGACTCTAAAAAGATAAGTGGTATAAAAAAGTAATCTGCGTCGGCTGGATTACTGTTATCAAGAATACAAAATCTCACATCATCTACCTTTTCAGGCATTGTATTCATAGCATAGGCTTCGTTGTCTAACGTTAATATTCTCATTGATTTTTCTCTTTTAAAATTTTAAAATGGTACGTCATCATCACCAAAATCATCATGATCTTGTGTATCTACTGGGTCATTGTCACGGGGTTTGTGATAATCTGGATTTCTTACTATTTGCTTTGTTCGCGGATTAACTACATAATATTGGTGAGATCTGTCTTTGGACTGTGGCTTTTTTAACATATCTGCCTGTTTTTTTCCACTCATGATCCGTGGTTGATAAATTGGTTTTTGTGGATTTCCGGCGTCATCGTAATTTACCTCATATGCTTTAGGAGCAGGAGCACCGGGACCAGAGTTCATATACTTTGTATGAACAAGTTTTTCTAGTGTAGCCATTTGCTTTACTAGTAATATAATTTCGGATTGTAAATCTTTATTTTCTAGTTTGACTTTGTCAACCTGGTCTAATATATCTTTGTTTGCTTTTTTTAGATCATTAAACTGGTCGACCAGGTCATTATACTTTTTATAAAGATCGCTAACTTGTGAACTCATTGCTTATTATTTATTATCCTTGCCATTTAATTTTTTCGACTGTAAATGGATACTCCGCTTCCCTGTAAAAAGACTTTCTTTTTGTTAAGTGTCTTTTAGCATATTTACACGTACTAGTAATATCCCATATCTGTACAAAATCTTTATCTTCTGCTTTACGTATACCACGTCCAATACTCTGTATCACTCTCACAAAACTCTTTCCAGGTTCCAGTAATACTAGATTAAAGATACGCGGTATGTTAATGCCAACTGCCGCAACGCCATATGTTGCTATAATAATTTTAGCATCAGAAGTTTTAACATCATCATAATGTTCTTTTCTTTCATCTGCTTTTGTTGACCCGCTAACAAAAACACTATTATCAATTTTACTTTCCAATGATTTGCCAGCACTAATTCTATCAACAAGTATTAAAGTATTTCCACTTTCTTTAACATTGTCAATGAAACCACTTATGTAATCAAGTCTACCCTCATCGTTAAGAAGATATTTTAATTCACTCTGATAGTTATTATATTCTCCGTAGTCATTAAGTTGTACTATATTAACGTGACAGTTGGCTAAAACACCTTTATCTTGTAGATCTGCGGCTGCAATTCTGTTTACTACATCGCCAATGCTGACTTTCAGTGACATCCATTCATATTGTTCTTTTGGTATTGTGCCTGTTAATCCCCAACGTATAGGCACGTGGGCAAACTGTTGCGTTAGTAATTGTTTCAGCACATCCGCTTTACTCATATGTACTTCGTCTACCATAATGCACACTACACCTTCGATAAAGTCTTCGATAGTAATGTCTACTTGGGCGTTGCGAGTTTTCTTTGTAAGTATGTTTAAACTCTGCCAAGTACAAATAGTATGCGTTCTGCCATACTCTTTTCTATCGCCATAAAACACACCCACATCAAGTCCTAAGTTTATGTAGTCCTCTTCTGTCTGCGTTACAAGGCTTTTGTTTGGAACAATAACAATAGTGCGTCCATACTTCTCACAAACATTACTAAGTGCGGCAGTAATAAGTGTTTTACCTGCGCCTGTTGCTACTTCTTGTATGGACTGTGGGTTTTCTAAAAAGCGATTAATAACATCTATTTGGTAGTCACGCAAAACGATAGGTTTCCCTTCGTGTGTATGTCCCTCGGGCCATGTTACATGACTGTAACTTTCAGCAGTTACTTTGTCAAAGTTTAACTCTATGGGATTTCTATAGTCTATAAGTTCTATCTTATAACTGTCTAACAGTGGCAGTATCTCACCAAGTAGATTTGTATAAGTGCTACCGCCAAGATTAAAGAAAGACGCTTTACCGTCCCAGCGTCCTAAACGTACTGCTGGCATAAAACGTGCGTGGGGAATATCAAACTTAAATTTTTCGACTAGTTTTCTTCTTTCGAGCAAGTCTAATCCTTCAAACTTACAGTTAACTTCGTCTTTTAAATATAATTTACATTTTGGCATAATATTCGTTGCCAGGTCCTAGTTCCATTAATAATCTATTACTTTCTTCGTCGAGGGGAGAGTTTACAGTATTATAATAACACACTTTTGGTATATGGTCAAGAAATATATTAAATGTTCTTTCATTGACCATTCTGGTAAAAAATATTATCTGAGGATTTATTTCGCTTTCGATCAAGTCTTGTGCTGTATGTGAATAGTATACTAAGCAATCTTTCTTACCAAAGCGTTTTGCCTCTCCGACTGATTCCTCTTTCATAAGTTGTCTTATTACTTTAAAAACCATCGGATCAAATTGGGGATCTACTACCTTTGCATGGTTTAATGCGATAGGCTTCTTACTTTTAGACACACCAGTAACTGATTTTGCGCCAAACAATAACCTTTCTGGAGAATGGAATACAATCGGTAGCCTGTTATATTTTAAGGCATACATTAGTATACTTTTTAACTTCTTTTCTTTTTCTTTTAGAGTACCACCAAGAGAGACTCTACTATTAGATACCATTACATGCTCTACTGAATCTCCGATCATTAGTTTTACTTTGTCGCTTAAACCATAACCTAACTCATATGACTTGTCTATTAGCATCCAAAGATCAGTTAATTGCTCATCATTTAAATATTTAAGTAGTGAATCTGACGCATTTTTAATATAAGGTTTTAAGTCATTATCAACGCAAAGTTCTACATTATACTCCTCTGGAGAATTTTTTATACTATACACCTCAGTTTGGTATTTTAAAACTTCATCACTATACTCTATATTTGTAACGTTAAGACTTTCTAAAAAATTTTGAATAAAAAATAGATTATCTTCAGTAAAACTAAATGCCCATGCCTTCTTTCGTACGTTCCATGTAACATCAGTTTTATTACTTTTACCATGCGAGAATAAACGACGCGGGACATCTGCCGTGCTAAACTGTTCGGTATTATCCAACCCCGTCATAGTGAACGGAAGTTTTAAGTAGATGGTATTTTCTTCTATATAAACTTTAGCAGGCTTTGTCATAATAAAAAAGGGGAGACACTAGGCCTCCCCGAGTGTTATAGTTACTTATCGCAGGAGCGGCGCAATAAGTACCTAAGTGGCTTTGGTTATCTAAGTATGCTAACCTCAGCCATACGCTTCCAGTTGTTTTTAGACAGTTTACGCAAGTCACCAATCTTAAGAGCGGTGCGTAGCGACACTTCTCGCAGTCTGTCTTTGTTTTCGTCCATATAGTCAAGAACTTCTTGCTGGGCTTCGTCGTTCAGTTTATAGCCTTTAAACAATTCACCACTTTTGGCAATCTGCTTAATTCTAAGAGTCTTGTCGCGCATCGTGTCCAGTGTAAGGTCCAAGTAGTGGCAACGTGACTGGAGTGCTTCTAAATGGTCCTTGACTTTCTTAGAGCGGACGTTCTCAAACTTTACGTTAGTAATAAAGATTGCCGAACCATGGAAGTCGAACGAGTTAGGAATACCCTCGGACCGAAGTTTAGCACTATCAGCGTTCCAACAAATTCTACGCCGTTTGCCGGAGTCCAGTGCCGCTTTAAGAATGTTCAACGACAAATCATCAAACAGCACGGAGTCACAGTCATCAAACACTAGCACGTTACCTCGATCGCTGTACTCGTACAGTTTAGCGTACAGTCCGAGAGCAGTCATCGCACCCTTTACAACATCGTATCGCGTACGAGTGCCTTTGATTTTGTCAAACAGTGAAGCCTTTTCGAGAGTTGTTTCAACACCGTATGACTTACCAACACCCGGAGGGCCTGTGACAATCATTGCGCGGACGTCACCGTTGATGGATGCTTCAGTCATTTCGTTAAGGATGCTGAAACGTTCTTCAATGCGATTCATAACCTCTTCGTCGGTTTCTTCAACCACTTTCGGCGCTCTAGGCTTCACAAAGTCTGCTGAAACAGACTCTTGGGCCTCCATTGCTTCTTCTTCTGTGGCAGTCTGATACGCCATCACGTTCTCAATTTTAACTCGAATGTTTCGAGCCGGAAACTCAGTAGGCCTGAACGTTCCATCAACAGTAAGAAACATTCCGCCCTTACCATAACTTGGATCTTCCTTTGCCAACGGAAAATATCCGCTAACTTCTTTTCCAGCATGGACACCTTTATGAATGTATACAAAGTTTGACATAATTCGCTCCTTAGATATAATGGGGTATTTTATTATTGTGAGGTAAACAACGGTTTCATTGAAGTGAAAACTACATTAAATGCGTTCACTTCGTATTTCCAGTTGTCAAAAAAGCCATCGTCATTCTCAAACATGCTATCACTAGCACAATGTCGAT